CCCACGGCGGAGAACTCCGCGACCGTCGCCGCGCCCACGGCGCCCGTTGGCCCGAGCCCTACGGCGGATTGAATGGCCTCCCGCACCGATTGGAGACGCTTCCGCGACTGCTCGAGCCGGTCCGTCCAGCGCTTGATGTCGGCGTTCATCTTCGAGAGCTGGACGTTGAGCGCCGACTCTTGCGCCGCTGAATGGCGCATGAACTGGCCTTCGGGGCCGATCGGTTCTGCTGCCCGCGACCGCAGCGCTTGCAGCTCGAGCATCAGATCTTGACGCTTGCCGAGCAGCCGATCGACCTCGGCGGAGTTTTCGTTGATGAACGCCTGCTGCACAATGACTTGCGATTGCAGCGATGCGAGTGCCGCTTTCTTCGTCCACTCAACGAAGCGCTCGAGCGACTTGCGCGCCTTTTCTGCCGCGACGTCGACCGTGCCCAGCACTTGAGAGAACGCCGCCAGCCCGACGATCAGCGCACCGCCGACAGCGACCATCGGCAAGATGCCGCCAGTGATCGCCATGAACGCCCCCAACGCGATCAGGAGCGGGCCGAGCACGGCGGTCAGCGCGAGAATGCGGATGGTCCATGCCCGCGTCCCTTCGTCCAGCGCGCTGAAATGCTCGACCATCTCTTTCGCCCACGCCATGAACTTCTGGACGAGCGGTAGGACGTCCTGCTCGATGATAGGCACGAGCTTTTCGCCGAGCGCGATGGCGAGGTTTGTGATCCTGTTCCTCACCAGTAGCAGACGATTCCAAAACCCCTTGAGTTGCTTATTCGAGACCTCGTCGACGGTGCCGCCGGCCTTTTGCAGCTCTTCGCGGAACTCGCGCATCTTCTCGCTGAACCCGAGAAGCATCGATGTCCCTTGCACCGTCTTCACGTTGAACCCGAGTTGCAGCAATGTCTGCTTCCGCATCTTGTCCGACATTTTGCCGAGCTGGCTCTCGAGCTGCGCGATGGTATCCACGACATCGTTCAGCTTGCCGTCGGAGTCGAACACTTCGATGTTGTACTTCTTAAACGCGGCGCTCTGTTTGATGGTCTGTGTCGTAAGCCCCTCGATCATCTGCGCGAAGAGGTTACTACCATCGGCCCCTTTCTTTCCCTGGTCGGCGTAGACAGCCAGAATCGCCGTCACGGTCTCCAGCTCGATGCCGTAGAGCCGAGCCGACGCGGCAGCCTTCGCCGTTAGCGCCTCCGAGAACTGCTGCACGCTGGCGTTTGCAAGCGTGTTCGCTTTCACCAGCACGTCGGTCACCCGCGTGAGGTTCACGAGGTTTATCGCCGCGTCCTTCGACGCCAGCCCCATCGCGCTCTGCGCGTCCGTCGCCAGGTCGGTAGCGGTCGCCATGTCGAAGGCGCCGGCCTGCGCGAACTTCGCCACTTGCGGTAGAGCGGCAATTGACGCCTTAGCATCTAAGCCAGCCGACGCGAGAAAGAAGTAGGCTTCCGCGCTTTCCTTCGCCGAGTTGGTCGTGATCTCAGAGGTGCGGATCGCCGCCTTTTTCATCTCCTCGAGATGGCCGGAGACGTCCCCCATGATCGCCGTCGATTCGGTCATCGCCTTGTCGAAGTCGGCGAACGACTTCACGGCGAAGGTTCCGATGGCGGCGAGCGGCAGCGAGACAGCTTTCGTAAGCCCGGCTCCGGCCGACCTAAAGCGAGCCGCCGCCCGCTTAAACGAGCGCTCGCGGGCCTTCAACTTCTTGTCGAAGTCGCGCGGGTCCAGCCCGAGTTTCGCGATGAGGTTAGCTATTACTGCTGTTGCCATCGATCTCGTCGAGGTGTTTCGCGTGCGCTTCGAGTTGCTCGCTCAAAGAACCCGAGTACGTCTGATAGGTTTTCGCCGGTTCGCTGCCACCGCCGAAGCGGATGCTTTCGTACAGTTTCTCCGCGCTCGAGCGCTGCGTCGCTCCGAATTCGGTATCCCGGATTGCCGCGACGACCAAGGCGACCTCGAACCGGCGCGCGTTGCGCTCGTCCGTAAGCGCGTCCGCGTACACTCGCGCCCTACGGCTTAGCTCTTGCGGCGTGTATCTCCAGATGTCCCAGGGGTGAAGGCCGAGGCGGAACCCCACTGCCTCCATGCTTCGCAGATAGGTTCCGCCATTCAGTTTCCCGATTCGCCCTCCTCTTCCACGCCGCAGGCTTGCGTTGCTGCCTCCAAGATCTTCGGCAAGATCGCAAACGCCTTCGTCAAATCGTTCCCCTTGCCGGGCGATTTCCCCAGCAACACGATCGCTTGATTGATGCTAAGCCCCGGCTGCTCGTGCGACAGTCCTGCGGCGAGTAGCGCCATGATCGTACGGAGCTTCATCAGCTCTGCATGATCCTGGAGCAACCCCAGAAATGCCATGCCGGTCAACTCCTCGGCTCTCGCGATAGCGATGCCGTCGAAGCGAATCGAGCGCGACTTGTCGAGCTGGATCGGGACATCAAACGGGGTTTCGCCCATCAGTTCTCGCTATCCGATACACTGTGCGCGCCCACGGTGATGCTTGTCACGGCGGTGTAGGACACCTGAACACGGTTCGCGCCATCCGTGTTGAAGATGCCGACCGGGAATGGCCCGAGCCATTGCGTCGTGGCGTTGGTGACAACGATCGTCTTGTCGGCCGAGATACCACCCGGCAGCGTTTTCTGACCGGTGATCGTGACGGAGATCGGCGAGGAGTCGGCGTTAGCCACCTCCAAGAACGTCTTGCCGTCGTTGAAGAACTCATCGCCGGTCACCGTCGCCGCGTCGAGTGTTGGCTTGAGAATCCCCAGCAACAGAACCTTGTTTACCGCGAGTATGGCCATGCCTGGCTCCTCCTAGTTCTCGGCGTCCGACACGCTGACTGCGCCGACGGTGACCGTTGCCACGCCGTCGTAAGCGATCGCGACACGGTTCGCGCCGTCGGTGTTGTAGATGCCCACGGGGAACGGCCCGATGAGAGACGTTACGCCGGTCAGAACGTCGACGGTCTTGTCGCTCGCGGTCCCTGCCGGCAGCGTCTTCTGCCCCGTGATGGTGACGACGACCGTTCCGCCGCCCCCGTTGGTGATCTTGAAGTAGGTTTTCCCGTCGTTGAAGAACTCATCGCCTCCGGCTTCGGCGGCGACGAGACCCGGCTCCGTGATCCCCGCGAGGAGGATCTTGCTAACAGTCAGAACGGCCATGCTCGGCCCTCCCTATCAGATTGCGGTTGTCAGTGATCAGCGACGGAAGAGCGGGCCACGGCCCGTAAACGCTACCGAGTACGTCGCCGCCTCGGTGACCGGGAAACTCACATCGAAGTTGTCGAGGCTGGCCCACCCGACGAACAATTCGCCCGTCTCGAGCGCCGCTCGGATGTGAACCTTCGCATCGATGTTCGTCGTGGATTCCCACTTCTGCGCGAGCACACGAAGCCCGATGTTGTGCGGCGTGTCTTGCCCGTCGCCCGAGATGGACCAAGACTTTGTGACGACGACTTCCGAGGTAAACCCGGCGTCGTCTTTGTTCGTGGTGTCTGCCTTCGCAGTTGCGCGCGTCATCGTTGCGCCCGACTGCATCGGTAGCTTCTGCCAGTTCTCGCCCGCCTCGGTTTCCGAGTCCGCGACGTCGATGGCCAGCTTCCGCACGACTCCTATGACCGGCGTAGCCATACGTTCCTCCTATGAAACATCCGTGATCAGCCACGACCGGCGGATCGTCCCTTGTCGAATAATCTTCGCGTCGTCGGTCTCGCGCTTGCCGGCTCCGACTTGCGTCGTCTTGCCGCCGATCGAGGTATCGACGAAACGTGAATCCGAGAATGTCAACGTCGAAGCGAGATACTGAACGACCTGATCCAGCTCCGACGCGAGTTCCTTGTATCCCGAGTAACCGGAGTAAATGAGCAGCTCGACCTCGACCTCGTGCATCTTCGGGTTGCCGCTCGCGTGCGGCGTTACCGTGATCTCGTCGACCGAGATGAAATCCCATGTAACGTGATCGCGCGGGATGTGGTCGAACACCTCCATCGGCGTCACCCCGTCGAGCTGCACGATCGCTCCGGTTAGCCGCGAGATGATCGCGAGCACGACGGCGTTGATGGGCAGGTTCTCGCGCAGGTCGGCGGGCATTACGGCTGCGCCTCCTTGCACTTGACCTCGTGCCAGCGCCCGCGCTCGTCGATGTCGTTGATCGCCACAACCTCGAACTCGCGCGCTCCGTGTCGAATCTTGCTCGCGTGCGTTAGCTCCGAAGAGTGCCGCATCCGGACGATCGTGGTGATGACGTTCTGGCCCTGGCCCGCGGCGAAGATCTCATCGCCGGTAGCATCGCGGATAGACGCCCACTGCGTGTCAGCCGCGAGCCACTCTTCCGCCTGCCCGCCCTGGCCGTCGTCGACGGACACGAGGTTGAGGATGTCGATGAGGTGCCGGAGCTGGCCGATCATGTCTTCGTCTTTACCTGCGCGAGCTGCGCGAGCTTGCGCCCGACGTGTTCCTTGATGATCTCCAGCGCAGTTCGGCGTTTGGCATCCATTGCGTTCCGAAGAAATCTCCGCGCCCGAAGCGCACGCTTACGACCGCGGAAGCCAGCTCGGGCCGGACGCGCGGGGAGTCCCAGTTCCATATACGCCGGGTAATATCCCGTCGTCTCCGCGGGGATTCCCATCTCTTCCTTCGTCAACGTCATCACCGCGTAGCCGAGTGTCTTTCGGCTCCGCTTGAGCTTGCGGACCTCGATGCTATTCACCAGCCGCCGCGTCACTCCTCGTGGCGCGTGCACCCAGGCATGCGCGAAAACAGGTTGCGCCGCTTTCTTCAGCGCTTGATTGATGATGCGCTTCGCCTTCGGCCCTTCGAGCGCCTCGAGCCTCCGCGTGAATTCGTTGATGCCGAGCAGCTCGAACGCACGAACCCCCTTGGCAGAGGTGCTGCGGATCGTCTCGCGTGCGCCCAGATTGATGTCGCCGCCGAACACGCCCATCACACGACCTCCGAGACGCTGTAAGGCGCGAGCAGAGCATCCCAGCCCATCGGCAGGTCGACGAAGCCGCCGCGCCCCACGGGCTCGGCCACCGCCTCGCGGTGCTCGAACAGGTGCGCCACCATCAGCTTGATCGCCGATTTGATATCTTCGGGCACGGCGGCGAGCGTCGTATACCCCGCCGTAAACGTGACCGTGACCGGGTTCCGAAACGCACTCAGCGCCGGCCAGTCCTGGAGCGACTTGCGGTAGACGACCGCCGGCTCGAGCGCCGCGTCGACGCCATAGACGTCCGTCGATAGCGTTTGCTCCGCGTCGTCGGTGTCGAGGTACTCGATCGACGCGACGGCCGCGAGCGGTGCCGGGCGGAGTTCCATCTCGTCTTCGAACCCGCGGAACGTCTCCTCGTACGTCGCCACCATCAATTGACGCCGCGTCTGGCTTTCCCACATCGATACGGCCGTTTCCTGGAGCGCCCGAATCAAGTCATCCTCGTCGGCGTGCCGCACGCGGATGTGGAGTTTCAGGTCGTCCATGTCGACCGGGCGCAGCGTCGCCAGCACAGTGATACTGCTGCTCATCGGTTACTTCTTCGGCTTGGTCTTCTTCGCCGGGGCGTGAACGTGCGGGGGCTCCTCGGGCACGTCGACAACGGCCCGCATCGCGTCGCTCAACTCGGGCTCGGGCGGTGCGTCGGTGGACGCCGGCGGCTTGCCGACGTACTTGCAGCGGCCTGCGGCGACCCAGCGCTGCGCTCGGTCGGCGGAGACTTCCATCACCGTGCCGGGTCTCGCATAGCCGCGCTCCTCGCGAATCATCTCGATCTTCGCCATAGGTTCCTCCGGTGGAAAAACCCCGGGGCTCCGAGAGCAAAGCCCCGGGATAAGAAGCGATGAAGATGCCTGAATCAGACGATGGCGCTCGGCATCGTCTCGTTGGAGTAACGCGGGTTCGACAGGATCGCGATGATCGCGCCCGTCACGGGGCTATCGACGCCCTCGGTCTGCGTGACGCGGATGAACTGCGAATCCGCGGCCAGTTCGGCGGCGTCGACCTCGATCACGATGAGCTTCCCGGTGCCGGCGATGATGGTGTAGCCGGCCGACGTCGCCGCGGTCAGATCGCCAAGCGCTGCGCCGGTGTCCGCGCCAACGCGGTACTTGAACGCGATGGGGCTGGCGCCCGTACCGTCTACCAGCGTGCATTCCTCGACGGTCAGTACCGCGGTACCGGTTGCTCCGGTGCCGTGAGCCACGATGAACGTGATGTGCTCGTACAGCGCCATGTTGTAAACGTCCGTCGCCGGATCCGAGTCGTACGCATCCGCGATCGGACGAGCGGCGACCGAGATGAAGGTGTCTTCCGAAAGGTAAGGCATGTCAGCCTCCTGTGTTTCTGGTGTAACGCCGCCTCGCCCTGGCCCGGCCCCGCGAGGAATGGGACCGGGCCACGATCAGCGAGAAGGTTTACGATCCGGCTCTCACCGCGACGGTGAGATGCGTGGAAAGTGTGTCGAACATGAAGCGGAACGCGGTCTCCGCGAAGTCGAAGCGGAGATGCATGCTCTGCGCCACCCGCACGCCGCCGCCGGCCTTGAGACCGGTCGCGTACGCCGAGAGATCGGCGAAGATGATATCGCCGGGATCTCCGACCGTGGTGCAGTGCTCCGACGGCAGCACGGGACGCCCGTGGAGCGTCGCGTACGGCAAGCCGGTGGCGTTGTTCGCCGGCATGTAGACCGGCACCATTCCGGCGGTCGCCGCCGGGTCGAACGCCATCTGGAGTAGCGTCGGCTCCACGTCTTGATTGATGAGCCAGACCGCTTTCGAGCGCCGGTTCGCGGGCATGCGTGCCCACATCTGAGCGATGTTGTCGTACCAGACGGTATCCTCGTCCTGCGAAGCGGTCTTCGCGACGGTGATGAGTCCGCTGGAGTTCAGCAACCCGAGCGGTTGGCCGGCGCCCGTACCGCGGATGATGGCTTCGTTGACCTTGAAACCGATCGCCGCCGCCGCCGCCTTGCCGAGATACGCCTCGAGCGCGAGCGGCGAATTCCGAAGCAGCTTGTCCGTTTCGTAGATCAAAACCGCCAGCTCTTGCGGCTCGAGCCGCATCCGCGTGAAGGTCGGCTTGCTGGCGTCGATCTGCTGCGCCTCGGCGATCCAGTTCGCCACCACGCCGCCGAAGAGAATCCCGCCGGTCCGGCTGGTCTCCGCGTTGCGCGGCATCGTCAGGCTCTCGCCCTCGACCGGGTATTGATCGGTGCGGCCGAGCAGGTCCAGCGGATCATCGGCGATGCCATCGTAGATCGTCGTGGCGAACGTCGGTGGCACGAGGAAGCCGCCATCGGGGCCGGAACCCTGGCTACCGCCGGTGGCCGCCGCCAGCGCGTTGAGCCG